GTGGGTGCAAACGCTGTTCTTTACCGAGTTGTGCCCGACGCGGCCGATCATGGTCATTTTGGGCGAGAAGGGGAGCGGAAAATCCATGGCGCTGCGCCTGCTGATGAAGCTGCTCTTCGGCTTCAACGCCGATGTTTCGGGAACGCCTGAAAAGCCGGACGCACTCACCGTCGCCGCGCACTACTATCATCTCTATATCATGGATAACATGGACTCGCTTGAACCGTGGATGCGGGATAAATTGGCGCGGATCAGCACCGGGGCAACGGATGAGTACCGCAAGCTGTTTACATCCAAAGAGATGGGCGTCATCCACTACCGAACCTGGCTGGCGATCACGGCGCGGACGCCGGATACACTGAGGCGCGACGATCTGGCAGACAGGATCATCATTCTGCCCCTCAAGCGGATTCCCGACGACCAGCGCGGGCGCGAACTGGATTTTATGGAGTGGGTGGAGCACAACCGCAACGGATTTTGGTTCGACCTGCTGCAGCGATTAAACCGGATCGTGGCCGAACTACGCGCCGGTTCGATCCCTGTCGCCAGCCCACTGCGCATGGCCGATTGGGAAGCCCTGGGACGGGTGATCAGCCAGGTTAACGGCAAGACTGATCTGTGGGACGAGTTGGTGAATATCATCAAAAATGAGCAGCGCAATTTTTTGGCAGACGGCGAGGTGATTATTGAAGCTATCGAAGCCTGGCTGGGCAACCCGATGAATATTGGTCGCTGGGTGACAGCGCGTGAGTTGTATACGGAAAGTCAGGAGTTGCTGTTTAGTGTGAGCCGACCAGACAGCGACTGGCCCAGGAGCGTAAAGAGCTTTGGCTGGCGACTGAAGAACATCAGCGACTACTTGAAAACAAGATTTGAGATGAAAGCAGTCGAAATGCGCGGCGGTGCAATGATTAAATATCGCTTTGACAAGCCATGAATGCAGGTTTTGCAGGTTTTTATGGCGTTTTCTATTTAAATAGATAATTACTATGCTTACCCAGGATATTAATCATTTAAAAACCTGCTTAACCTGCACGCAGGTTTTGCAGCTTAATTGTACTAGTAGCTAACTTGATTGCGTGAGGTACCAGTGACAATTTTACAATTAAATGAAATTTGGCTTAAAAACCTGCAAAACCTGCACCCGGTGGAGCTTTTGATATGAATCAATTTGCCAATCTTTTTCACCAAAACGGTTTTTCAGTTGTGCCTATGGAATTTCGTTCCAAACAGCCGCTGGTTAAATGGACAGAATTTCAGAAGCGCCAACCGGATACTGAGTTGGTGCAACGCTGGTTTTCTCATCAGGTCAACCTGGGTATCGTGACCGGATTCAATAATCTAACGGTGATCGACTTTGATGATTTTACTGAGTATACCAAATGGTTAATCTGGATTGCGAATCTGCCCACCTATACCCTGATCCAACGGGCTTTCACGGTGCGCTCACGGCGGGGGGTGCATGTGTATTTCAGGACGCTTCAGCCGGAGCGCAACCGGCACATTGACCGAATTGACATCAAGGGGCGCTATGGATTGGTGACGGGCCCGGGCAGCACTCACGAAACCGGCGTTATTTATGAGCCGCTGAATTTATTCTTCATTCCGACCATCGAAGCGCTGTCGGATGCGCTTCCGCCCAATCTTTTACTGAGTGTGCAGGACATCAACCCGGTGGTAAATCTGCCAAAACCCGTTATTCAACCGGATCACGATCCATGGGAAACGGCGGAGCGGGGGTGGAATACAACAGTGGGCGAAGATCTCATCGAAAAGGCGCGCAATGTTTTCAAGATTGAAATGTTTTTCAGTACACCTTTGAGAAAATCCGGCGATCATTTCTACATTACTCGGTGTCCGTTTCACGATGATCAAACGCCGTCGTTCTGGATTGATGCGGAGCATCAGGTGTGCGGGTGTTTTGTGTGCAATTTTGCGAAGCCGCTGGATGTGATCAACTTTTATGGGATGCTCTACGGGCTTTCTAACCGTGAGGCGATTTTTGCGCTGGCGAGGATGGTGTAATGAATATTGATGATCATTCATCTATTCAGCGTTTGATTGCATATTTGGGACAGGCCGAATTGGCGGATCTGGCCCGGGTGTTTGAGCAAATCTATCAGTCCACCGGTTTCGGCGAAGTTGTTGTTGAGATTAAAAATTATAAGGTCCACCGTATTCTTTATACGCAGAGTATTGTTCCATCAAAGAGCGAGCAGGATGATGTATAATATAAGCAGCTTACGAGGCATTTGACCCGGAGCGGCTGTGTACAGTCGTTTCCGGGTTTTTTTATCTGGGTGAATTATGGCGCGAAAGAAATTTTCGAACGAACAAATCTCGCAGATTCTGGTCGAGGCGATGTTTACGTCGGAACAGAATACGGCAAATAAGTACGGGATTGCGGTACGGACGATCAATCGGTGGCAGGAAAAGGCGCTGATTGATCTGGAATTGTCCAAATTGATCGAGATTAAAAAGCGGATGTATTATCGCCGCTGGGTAGATAAAGCTGGGGCGGCGCTAGATCATGGGATCGAATATATATCCAGGGCAATGCAGACGCAGACGGTAACGCCGGAAATGCTGCATGCTGCTGCGGGGGCGCTGAAGATCATCAGTGAGATTATTACGCTGCGTGAGGTGTTGGATGCTCGACTCTCTGGACAGGATCGAGAGAACAATACGCAAAATTGAGCGCTGGACGCCGAAAGCGAGTCTGTGCGTTGGGCAGATGACGCTGAGTGAGTGGTTAAAGGCGGTCACGCCGGCGTACAAGTGGGACTGGGCCTATTTGATGTTTCTGCGCGCTGAACTGGAAAAAGTATTCAGCGGCGAGACGAAGCGGCTGATGGTGATGATGCCGCCGCGCCATGGAAAAACTGCAATGGTCACAGTACGTTTTCCGGTATGGTGGATGGAGCAGCGCGCCGGGCTGCGAGTGATCGTGGCGACTTATAACCAGACGCTGGCCAATAAGTTCAGCCGGATGAGCCGCAAACTGGCACAGATGCGGCTTGGCCTGCGTGAGGATCGCCGAGCGGTCGAGGAGTGGGAGACACAGACAGGGTGCTGGTATCGCGCAGTTGGCGTGGGCGGCGGCATTACTGGAATGGGCGGCGATCTGATCGTTATTGACGACCCAATTAAGAGCCGGGAGGAAGCGCAGAGCCTGACTTATCGTGATAAAGTGTGGGACTGGTACACGAACGATCTTTATACCCGGCTTGAGCCGGGCGGGGCAATGATATTAGTAATGACTCGCTGGCACGAGGACGACCTGGCCGGGCGCATACTGAGTAGCGAAGAGGGGGAGAACTGGCGGATTGTGCGGCTGCCGGCGCTGGCTGAAGCAGGAGATCTATTGGGGCGGGCGACAGGCGAAGCGCTCAACGCGGAGCGGTATCCGGTGGAAGAATTGCTGAAGATCAAGGCGGTACAGGGGTCGTGGGCGTTCGAGGCGCTGTATCAGCAGCGACCGATGCCGGCAGAAGGAGGAATGTTCAAGCGAGAATGGTTTTCAAAATTTGTGGATGCAGTCCCGGCGCGGGTCGAAGGACGGGCGCGTTACTGGGATAAAGCTGCTACGGCCGGCGACGGCGATTACACGGTTGGTGTGCGCATGAGTCGGGTGGATGGGATTTATTATGTCGAGGATGTGACGCGTGGACAGTGGAGTACTGGCGAGCGGAATAAAGTGATCAGGCAATGCGCGGAGACGGATGCGCCTGCCACGCGGATTTATATTGAGCAAGAACCGGGTTCGTCAGGCGTGGATAGTGTGCAGGCGCTGATCCGTTTGCTGGCCGGATACCCGGCATTTGCCGACCGGGTAACGGGGAGCAAGCAGGTGCGCGCTGAACCCTTTGCAGCGCAGTGCGAGGCCGGCAATGTGATTTTTGTCCGAGGGGCGTGGAATGCGCTGTTTTTGGATGAGTTGTTGACTTTTCCAAACGGCGCGCATGATGACCAGGTGGACGCGGCAAGCGGGGCATTTTCAAAACTGGCAAGACGTTCTGCAAAGGCAAAAAGCTGGCAAGGTTAGGAGTTGAGACGATGGAATTAAATGATGTAAAACTGGCTTATGAAGCCATTACGGCGAAGCAGCAGCAGCATACCGAGGCATTTGCCTACTACGACGGCAACCAGCCGCTGGTGTATGCCAATGAGCGACTGAGGGAGATATTCAAAGGCCGGCAGGTGCGCTTTACCGAGAACTGGTGCGCGGTGGTGATCGATGCAGTCAAGGAACGCATTCAGATATCCGAATTTACTGCGCCAGACAGCGCCCGTGAGACGATGAAGCGAATCTGGGAAGAAAATCAACTGGGATTAGTGACCGATGATGTGCATGAGGCGGCGCTGATCACCGGCGAGGCTTATGTGATTGTCTGGCCGAATGCGGAAACCGGCGAGGTGGAAATGTACTATAACGATCCGCGACTGTGTCACACATTTTACCGGAAAGACAGGCCGCGTGAGATGCGCATGGCGGCAAAGATGTGGGTGGATGAACAGGATGAATGCTATCGGATGATTCTGTACTATCCGGACCGTCTGGAGTATTACCGGACGGCACAGAAGGCAATCAGTGTTGGCTCTTGGCAGGCGTTCACACAGGATACTACTGAGTATCCGGATGGGCAGGCGGTTAACTCATTTGGACGTATTCCGGTTTTTCAGTTTTGTTTGCGGAAACGACTTTTGCGAGGCGATCTGTACGATGTGATTCCGGTGCAGAACAGCATTAACAAGCTGCTGACGGATATGATGGTAGCGGCAGAATATGGGGCATTCCGACAGCGGTGGATTATTAGTAATGCGGATGTGGCGCAGTTGAAGAATGCTCCGAATGAAATCTGGCATATTCCGGCCGGCGATGGCGTTGGGCAGGCATCGCAAGTGGGGGAGTTCAACCCAACAGACTTGAGCAATTATCTGGATGCGGTAGAACGGTTAGCAGCGGATATCAGCCGCATCACCCGAATTCCACTGCATTATTTCTATGCAAAAGGGGGATATCCGTCTGGCGATGCGCTGATGACCATGGAAACGCCGATGAATTTTAAGGTGCGTGATCGAATTGAGCGATTCGAACCGGTCTGGCAGGAAGCGTTGATGTTTGCGCTGCAGGCAGCCGGGGTGAATATCACCGCGCAAGATATTGTCGTGAATTGGCTAAATGTTCAGACCATACAGCCGGAGACCGAAGCAAAGATTCATCTGATCAATATACAGGCTGGCATTCCGCTGGAGATCAGTTTGAAGCGGGCCGGGTGGACAGACGCGGAAATTGAAGACTTGCATGAAGCGAAGCAAGCCAGCGGGCTTGAGCTGGGCGAGCAGGTATTAACGGCGTTTGATCGGGGGTTGTAATGCCGGAGGGTGAAATTTACGACGCTGTGGAGCGTTTTCGGCGTGCGCTGCTGCAGAATGAACGGCGTGCGGCCAGCGAGATGGTGCGCGTCTATGGCGAAGCATGGAAGAAGGTGCAGGCAGAACTGGAACGATTGCATACTGAGTATGAAGATGCAAAAGCGCATGGAGAGAAGCCGGATGCGGATTGGATTTACCACTATAACCGGGCGGGGTTGTTTCGGGATCAGGTTGAACAAGAATTGTTACAATTTGCTCGCTATGCAGAGGACAAGATTCAAGCAGAGCAGCGAGATGCGATTGAGGCAGCGGAGCAGTGGGCTGAGGAGCTGACTCGCCGTGCTCTTGGTAAACCGCCGGCCAGAATTCCAGTTGTGTGGAACAAGATTGACCATTTGGCAGTTGAGACAATGGTTGGCATGACTCAGCCGGATAGTGCGCTGCACCCAGAAAAGAGGGGTGCGCTGCATCGTTTGTTTGTGAGCATTTCGGATAACGGAGCGAAGGCGGCGGAGGATGCGCTGGTGAATGGGATGCTGCTGGGACGCAATCCGCGGGAGACGGCGCGAGAGATGCGCCGGGTGCTGGGGACGACACTAAGTAGAGCATTAACCATTGCGCGGACAGAAACGCTGCGGGCGCACCGGGAAGCGACGCGGGCAAGTTACCAGGCAAACAACGACATTGTAGGTGGCTGGGTGTGGCACAGCGCATGCGATTTAAGAGCTTGTGCGGCGTGTTGGGCGATGCACGGGACAGAACATGGGTTGGATGAGATTCTGGATGATCATCCCAATGGGCGCTGTGCGATGATTCCGAAGACAAGAGGCTGGAATGAAATTGGGAAACGGTTTGGCATTGACCTGTCTGGTATTCCAGATACAAACCCTGAGATTGAGCCTGGGATTTCGTTGTTTGAAAAGCTGTCGATGGAACAGCAGATGAAGATTTTGGGGCCGGCGAAGTGGGCGGCGTGGAAGGATGGGAAGTTGGAGTTAGCGGAGCTGGTGGGGCGTAAGGTTAGCCCTGTGTGGGGAGCAATGCGAGTTGAACGTTCGTTGCATGAAATCATTGGATTAGATGCAGCTCGCAAATATACTGAGTTGACCAGGAACGTCAGTATT